TTGATGTAATGGGAGCCTGGGACCTTTGCAAGGTCTTCGTAAGAGTTCGATTCTCTTATCCTCCACCATAGTTTAATGCCGGTTTAGCTCATTTGGCAGAGCAACGCACTTGTAATGCGTAGGTGGTCAGTTCGAATCCGACAACCGGCACCAGTTTTATTCCCTATGAGCAAGCTAGGCGTATGCGGCGGACTGTTAATCCGTGAGGCGTGGTTCGAATCCACGATGGGGAGCCAATATAACCAATCAGTGTTGACACACACTATAAAGAGTGTTATAATAGTTTTGTTGGGACAGCAATGTCGCAACCGGTGATGTGAAAGGTAGACGAGAATAGACACTGTCATGGCTTCATGCCATAACTAAATCCAAACTGGCCCAGTCTGAACAACTGATCGTGCTTGTGTGCTCCGATTATTAAATTTTGTTATTTGCTGATCGGAAATATCAAGTCTCTGTGCCTTGTATTTTGTACATTGATTAGAGTTTCTTTCGAAAGAAACTCGTTTGTCAATTGTTCAGTCTATGACTTGACCTTTTGCTGACCCGTCATTTTTAAAAAGAGAGATACACATGAATATTACCCTAAGAAAAGCAAGCGCACTACAGAACAGCATCAATGATGCAGTCAAGGCAATCAAAGTTGAGCTCACTGTTGAGATCAACGAGTTTCAGAGTGTAGAAGATACACTGGCCAAAGCCAACACAGCAATGATCGAGAACGATGCACGTCGTCAGAAATTGACCATGGCTCTGTACAATATCCGTGCTCTAGTCGGCACAGCAAACGCAGCCAGTGGTATTAACACTGCATTGGCCAAAGCAGCGTTTATTGACAAGCGAATTGGTCAAATGGAAGAATTAGCCAAGGCCACAGAAATGACTGCATTTGAAGTTATTACAGGCAAGTTGGACAAGATTAGGAACGACAAGGGCGACGTTAGCCGTCGTAGCACAATCTACGGATACACTGACACTGTGACCACTAGTGTGGTCGGCAAGGAACAAATTGCACAGGCCCGAGCAGAAGTGCTGAACCTGAAGAAGCAGAAACAAAAGATCAATGACGAAGTGCTTGAGTTGAATGTCAAGACTGAAGTGCCGCTAGCTGATGAAACAGTGGCAGTACTGCAAGCAGAAGGCTTGATCTAACAGACCCCGGTTTACACTTTTACGTTATAAAGTGCGCGATTGCTGTAAGCGAGAACAGCACGGTGCATTGGATCTACCGCAAGGCTCTCTTTAGGGGCGACTTGAGAAATCACAAAGGCGGGGACATTGCCCGTCTAAATGGAAAAGAATGTGGACGGTGAAACAACCCAGTTCAGGGCCTTTGGGAGAGGGTAGCTGAACACTGATTATCGCGGGATAGAGTAACGGTAATTCAGGAGTCTCATAAGCTCCAGATCTTGGTTCGATTCCAGGTCCCGCAACCAAATTCACCCTGACATATGGTGTACAATAAGATAAGTAATATGTCACCCATGCGGGATTGGTGTAATGGTAGCACAAAAGTTTTCCAAACTTTTAGCGACGGTTCGATTTCCGTCATCCCGCTCCACTTAACATGGCTCTTGCCAATGAGTTGTAAACTTACGCAGGAGTTCTTTTTATGCTGACAGTGATTGATCAAAACTCTCTAGTACACAAGTACAATTTTGGTTCGTTAATAACCAAACAGGATGATTTGGCTGCATGCGAAATCGTTAGGGGTATCATTGCAGATGGCAATTACTTTACCAACAGCCCACAGTTTCAAACCCGAGAAAATATTTTTGCACGCCAGGAAGCTGTATGGTTAAAATACCGTATGAGCTTCCTTTTCTCTGTGTTCATGTATCTGGGGCGTGAGGTCAAGGTCAGCAACATGATGGCCTGGAGTTTCATGACCAATCTTGAGGGTGCCGAAGACAGAGAAAACTTGTGGCATCATCACTGGCACCCAAAAAATCCCAACAGTAAAATGCTCAGTGGCCTATGGTACCTGGACATACCCGATGATGTGCAGGATAGAGACTACTGTGGCACCGAATTGGCACCTAACGGTGTAGCAGGCAATGGCAAGTTTTATGTTCGCCCTGCAGATGGACACTGGTTCATTTATCCCAGCAACACCTGGCACAGACCGGGCATTGTACAAAGCAACCGGTATTGTTTTATTTTGGCTGTGGATGTAGAATACAGCTGATTGACAACAGTTGTATACCATGCTATAATAACACTAACAGCAACGCCTAACAAGGAATTTGATGGCCAAAGACGATTTGATTGAATTAACAGGTTCCATAGAAGAAGTACTTCCTGGAAGCATGTTTCGTGTAAAAATAGACAACATGAACAACATGAACAATGTGATCATCTGTTACACCAGTGGTAAATTAAAAAAGCACAAGATTAAAATTATTCAAGGCGATCGAGTCAAGGTAGAAGTAAGTGCCTATGACCTAACCAAGGGTCGGGTAACCTATAGATTGTAAGAAAACATGTATAAAGTAAAAGATTTAGAATTTACCACGCTGGATGAAGCTATGCAGTATGCAAAGTTTCTGAATGAATTTGCGACCATTACTGACTTGGATTCGCAATTTGAAATTGTGGGCAAGTTTGGAGTAGACAGCATCGAAAACGGTGTATGTCCAGATGGTGTACCTTATACATGGATGAAAAGACGGAGTCAATAACATGTGGATTCAAAACGTAGCACTAAGTGATATTCCCAAAGGCCAACATATTCGTGTGGGCGAAAATTCAATGTTGATCCAAATTTGTGATCCTGATATGGAGTTTCCTATTGCTAGTCACCAGTTCAAAGAAACTCATCAGTTCAAGTTTCTTGATGTTGAAAACGACGGTCTTACCAACAACGGTGACGGCACATGGACTGACATGAGTGAACATGCCATTAAAGATGCAGATGCCGAGAAACTTGTGGCTTTACTACAACATGCATTTGAAAACAGGATGGATGTGATTGTTCATTGTCATGCCGGTATTTGCCGTTCAGGCGCTGTGGCTGAAGTTGGGGTTATGATGGGCTTTCAAGATGCCGAATCATTTCGAGCGCCCAATCTGTTGGTCAAGCACAAGATGATGCGAGTGCTAGGTTGGCTGTATGATGAACAGGAGCCTCATACAATTAATGGGGTTCCTGTTAAAGAAGATTGGGCTAACGATAACGAAAAAGTTTTTACACTGGCATACGCTCGTCGAGAGCACAGACAACAACAAGGAGATACCTAATGTACTTGAATCGAGAAGATATTAAAAAGATTGCTGATACTTTGGAAAAGTTCAAGGACGTAGAAGTTTTTGAACTTGAACAGGACAGTATTAGTGGCATCGGCAGTGTCACTACCATGTACTTTGCTCACAAAGTAAACGATGTAAGTGGTCGATTTGCCGTTGAAATCAGCGGAGAAGAAAATTGGTAATGAAAAAGTTGTAAAAATACAACACTTGCCCTTTCAGCGTTGGTTGACAGGGCATTCGTTTGGTTGTATAATATATGTATTGAATCAGAAAACGGAGTTGAAGAATGAAAACATGGATTACAAGTGACTTGCATTTTGGGCACAGCCGAATCATGACGTTCTGCCCTGAAACACGAGCACGGTTTCGCGGAGATGTAAAGTATATGACAGAGGCAATGATCGATGAATGGAACAGTAGAGTAGAATTGGGCGACTTGATCTACATCTTAGGTGATGTGGCATTTTGCTCAGGCAGCGATGCTGCTAAAATTTTAAATCGTTTGAACGGCGATAAGATTTTAGTTGAAGGCAATCACGACCGTAAGAACTTGAAGGATGTCAGCTTTCAAAAGGCATTTAAGGAAATCCACAAGTATTTGGACATCAACTATGCGGGACACAAGATTGTGATGTTTCACTTTCCCATATTAGAATGGGATCAAATGCATCGTGGCGCATTACAGTTTCATGGCCATTTACATGGTAGTGTCACCAACATGGAAAAATACAGATGCTTGGATGTAGGCATGGATTCAACCGGTGAGATTGTTATCAGCATGGAACGGGCCATTGCTAGAATCAAAGACAACGAAATCAAAACTCATCACTAACCAGATGATTGACAGCCTGTACAATGTACAGTATAATGTACATTGTACAGAACAAGCAACACAATAGAAAGAAACAACATGCGTAAACTAGCAACTGTTCGTCGAATTAGCAGCATTGATCCCATTCCTGGTGCTGATGCCATTGAAGTGGCCACTGTGGGCGGCTGGCGTGTAGTGGTCAAAAAGGGTGAATACACCCCGGGCGATCTTGCTGTGTACTGTGAGATTGATTCCTGGATTCCCACTGAGTTGGCACCATTCCTTAGCAAGGGCAAAGAACCCAGAGTGTATGATGGTATTCCAGGTGAACGACTTCGCACCGTGCGCCTACGTGGACAAATATCTCAGGGACTGTTGCTGCCCTATGCGGTGTGTGGAAAGATCTGTGAGGAAGGCGAGGATGTATCCGAACTGTTGGGCATTGTGAAATACGATCCACCTGTTAACGCACAGCTGGCTGGCATGGCCAAAGGCCCTTTCCCTGGTGTGATTACAAAGACTGACCAAGAGCGAGTGCAGAACTTGACCGTAGAAATTGCTGCTGCTACTGAGGCCGGCTTGCAGTTCGAAGTCACAGAGAAGTTGGAAGGATCCAGCATGACCTGCTATCTAATCAACGGCGAGTTTGGTGTGTGCAGTCGCAACCTTGACCTCAAGGACACTGCTGACAACACCTTGTGGCAAGTGGCTCACCGTGATGGCATTGAAGCCAAGATGCGAGCTGTTGATCCGCATTGGAGTTTTGCCATTCAAGGTGAATTGATTGGTCCTGGCATTCAAGGCAACATGTACAAACTTTCTAAGCCAGAGTTTCGAGTGTTTGATGTGTATGATATTCAAACTGGAAAATACTTGCCGCCTGCTGCTCGACATAATCTTATTTCTCGTATGTTCTTACTCCATGCACCACTCGTTGCATGGAGTAAAGACTTGGGTACTGGAACTGTTGACGAGATGTTATCATGGGCTGAAGGTAAGTCTGTTCTAAACGACAAGCAAGAACGTGAGGGTGTTGTGTTCAAACAGATGACCGGCAGCATGACCTTTAAGATTGTAAGCAACCAATACCTGTTGGGCGAACGGTGATATGGTGACTGGCCGGCCTGCTCATGCGGTAACACAATATTGGGTACGACTTCCAACAGATGATCTGTGG